CAACGCTACAAGCAGCATGGGGTACTACAGTGCCACTAACAATTAAGCAGACTTCTGCTGTAATTAGTGCAACTAACCCAGAGTATCAAACAACAGTATTGGTAAACAATACTCAAGATGTAAACGGCGCAGTGGGCGACATAAGCACACAGTCAATTACATTTACCTGCCAAAGCCCTATAGTAGTTGACGTAACAGCCTAAGGAGTAATAATGGCAAAGCTAAAGATAACAAGGGCTAATGGCGAAGTATCTGAACACAAGATTACGCCAGGTGTCGAGTACGCTTTCGAGTTAAAATATGGCGCAGGAATTAGTAAAGTCCTACGTGACCACGAACGGCAGACCGAGATCTATTACTTGGCGCACGAGTGCTTGCGTAGGGCTAACGTAACTGTACCTATATTTGGTATTGAGTTTATTGACAGCTTAGAAACTGTCGAGGTATTAGACGAAGAAAAAAAATAGTACAGCGTGACTCCATTCTCTACACAGTGGCTGCTTTAAGTGTAGAGACTGGGATCGCGCCTAGTGAGTTTATTAACATGGACTCAGAGATGCTAAAAGCAATAGTGCAAGTTTTTAGCGATAGAGCAAAGGAGATCAAAAATGCCAGTAGTCGTAAACGGCGTTAGAGAGTTCCTTAAAGCAGTAGATGAAATTGACGAGGATATGTACAAGAACGTCAAAGACAGTCTTAAAGCACCTATGATTAAAGTTGCATATAAAGCAAAACAATATTTACCAAGTGAGCAAAATGTACTAAGTGGCTGGACAAAATCAGCAGAGCCACAAGAAGGACAGCGCAGACCATTTCCAGCGTACGATCAATCTACAGCTAGAAGCGGCATTAAATATAAACTTGGCCCTAATAAGAAAAACAGAAAAGGCTACTCAGTTTATAACTACGTATCTAATGAGTCAGCACCGGGTGCAATATATGAGACTGCAGGCCGTAAGACACAAGGCTCACAAGGTGCATCACTTAACCCAGATGCAGGTGTGCAATTTATACAAGCACTGCCAAACGTAGTAGATGCAACACTTGCAGGATCTGTAGGCCGTAGAGGTCGTAAGAATAAAGGTCGCGTAATCTATAAAGCATGGTCAGAAGATCAGGGTAAGATTTATGAAGATTTAAAGAAAGCAATAGATCAAGCCATATTTGAGTATTACAAAAAATTACCCTTAGAGAAAAAGGGTCAAGTATTAGGATTTTATAAAGAGCGAGCAGCTCGTGGATTTACGGGAGTATAACTGTGCCTACCTTAGTAGTATCGGCTCTCAGCACCTTTGATAACAAAGGATTAAAAAAGGCTAAGAAAGAAGTATCTGCCTTTGATAAACAGATAAAAAGTTTTGCCAAAGTATTTGCTACCGCCTTTAGCGTTACAGCTTTAAGTAAATATAGTAAAGCGGCAGTCAAAGCATTTATGGCAGATGAAAAAGCCGCAAAGTCATTAGAGCAACAGTTAAAAAATACTGGTTATCAATTTAGCGCACCAGGTGTAGAGCTGTATATTGCTAATCTGCAAAAATCTACAGGCGTATTAGATGATGATTTACGTCCAGCATTTCAACGATTATTAACAGTAACAGGATCTATAACTAAAAGCCAAGATGCGCTTAGCACTGCATTAAACGTAAGTGCTGCAACAGGTAGATCATTAGGTGAAGTCACTACGGCTCTATCACGTGGCTTTGCAGGTAACACTACTGGTTTAAGTAGATTAGGTGCTGGTCTAAGTAAAACATTACTAAAAACTGGCGACATGAATAAAATCATGGAAGAGTTAAATACAAAGTTTGCAGGTCAAGCAGCAGCTAGATTAGATACTTATGCAGGCAAGATGGATCTATTAAAAGTTGCATCTGCTAACGCATCTGAGACTATAGGTAAAAGTTTATTAGATGCTTTAGCAGCATTAGGCGATGATAATAGTATTGAGGGCCTAAGTAAAAACATGGAAGATTTTGGCACAGCCACAGCGGAAGTTATTACAGGCCTAGGCATAGTAGCTGAAAGACTTAAAAAGTTAACAACTATACCGGGAATTGGCAATATATTTGATGTTAAAAATATACCAGTCTTAGGTGGTTATATAGGCGGCTTGCAACAATTAGGCAGAAACGCTATGCCACAGCAAGACCGAGGCGGTCAGGAAAGAACAGCAGGCCGTATAAATGCTCAACAAAGAAAATTAGAATCACAGGTAATTAAAAACGCTGTAACTCTACGTAAAGCAGAAAATGAGCAACTAAAGAAAAAGACTGCCGTAGATCAATTACGCGATAAATTTGATCTAGAGCGCATAGGACTAGCGGCTGCATTAAACGCGGCAACCGATGAAGAAACAAAATCACGCCTAAAATCACAACTAGCCATATTAGATAATAACGAGGCTTTAGCTAAAAAGTTACTAGCAGAGATGGCAGCGGCAGAAGCTGCAAAGAAATTAGCAGCAGCAGCCGATAGTGCTACAGCGGCATTTGCTAGATTAGCAATATTTAATCCATTGAGCGGTTTAAGAGCTACAGAAGCAGACATACTTGCAACACTAGGTGCTACAGCAACTAGATTGGCTGGTATCGGTCAAAGGTCCAGTTCTGCTGGCGGCACAATGTTTCCACCTGCAATTACACCATACGATCCATTATCTAGTTTAACTACAACTACAGCAGATTTAGCAGCTACAGGTTATAGATATGATCCGTTATCTGGCATGAGAGCAACAGCACAAGATATAAGAATTACAATAGATACTGCTGGCAGCGGTGATAAATTGAGCCAGGCAATAGCAGAAAGCATACAGGTGGCAACTAGGTCAGGTTATTCAACAGTACCTAATGGCTTTATAGTATGACCGTACCAGTAATAAATGCTGTAATTAACTTTAGCACTGGCCCTAGTTTTGCTCAGGCCATGATATTAGATACAGGTATATTGGACACAAATGTATTAGCCGATAGCACAGCTGTAATTGTAGATGTGTCTAATCAGGTCAACCGCATAGAGACTAACCGAGGCCGTACTGCACTATCCGATCAATTTCAAACAGGCGCACTTACTTTACGGATAGTAGATCAGAATGGCGACTTTAATCCACAAAATGTAAGTGGCCCGTATTATAATTTATTAACACCTATGAAAAAGGTGCAAATAACTGCAACCTACTCATCGGTAACATATCCTATCTTCTCAGGATTTATTACAAGCTACGTAACTACTTACCCAGGTGAGTCTGGCGAGGATGTAGCAATAACAACTATACAAGCTGTAGATGCATTCAGATTAGCGCAGTTAGCACAAATCAGCACAGTTACAGGTGCAACTGCAGGCGACTTATCAGGCACACGTATTAACGAAATATTAGATGAAATTGACTGGCCAGTATCACAAAGAGATATTGATGCAGGTCTTACTACAATGCAAGCAGACCCAGGCACTAACCGCACAGCATTACAGGCACTATTTACAGTAGCCAATTCTGAATATGGTGCTATCTATGTAAGTGCCGATAATAACTTTGTATTTCAAGATCGCAACGTAACTGCTGGATCTATTGGCGGCACACCCACAATCTTTGCAGATAACGGCACAGGTATAGATTACTTTGATGCTAGTTGGATTCTTAACGATGTATTAGTATTTAACAAAGCCACAATTACGAGGACTGGTGGCACAGCGCAGGTAGCCCTAAACCAAAACAGCATAGATAAGTATTTCTTACACAGCTACTTTTTAGACAACCTACTTATGGAAACCGATGCTGTAGCCCTAGATTATGCACAGGCTTATGTGGCTAGTAGAGCTGAGACTGAGATCCGAGTAGATTCTATAGTCCTAGACCTATACACAGACAACTACAACAGCGGCATTATTGCAGCTCTAGACCTAGATTTTTTTGATCCTATTGAGGTAATCACTACACAGCCAGGCGGATCTACTTTAGAGAAAACTTTACAGATTTTTGGTGTAAGAATGAATATAACACCGAATAGTTGGAAAACCACGTTCACGACATTAGAGCCAGTCATAGACGC